CCTACTGCCCCCAGCATGGGCGGACCCCCTTCGTGAAGTCCATGGAGGAAGAAGGCCCGGACGTGTTCCTGGTTTACATGACCTACGACGACATCACTCACATCTCGGAAGAGGTGAAGGCCCGCAATATCCGCCGATGGTCGCACGATCCGGCAATGCTCGCAGCTAGAACACAGGGCCATGCAACGTCCAATTCTGGCTTGATCTTCCCGTTCCCTACCAAAGACATCCTCTACGACCCCGCGCTCATCTCCATCGGCAAGAGGTGGAAGTTCCTGGGCGGCATGGACGTTGGCTGGACCCACCCAACGGCGGCCGTAGGGCTCGCTCTGGACCCGATGGCTGATGTTGTCTACTGCTACGTGGACTACGAGCAGGACCGCAGGCCTCCGGTCTACCACTACGGCGAGTTGGACCGCTGGGGACGGTCAATGACGTTCATGATCGACCCCGCTTCTGACCAGGTGGCCCAGAAAGATGGCGAAAAGATCCTTGAGGAATACTGGACTCTGGCCCATGGTTCTGGTTGGGAGAACATTGATGAGGATAAGCGCAAGTTTATCAAGGCGGACAACTCGTTTTTGACTGGGATGGGCGCAATCTGGCATCGGCTGGAGACAAATCGCCTATTTATCAGCAAAAATCTAAAAAAACTGATCGATCAATACGCGAATTATGAGTGGAATAAGAAGGGTGATGGGCCGATGGAGGAAACTCCAAGCCGGAAATTCGACATCATCACCTCTTTGCGCTACGGGGTGAAGGACATCACCCAGTATGCCCATATTCTGAATGATTTTCCGCCCTGGATGACAGCCGAGGACTTCGAGGAACCGGTTCAGGAACAGGTTTGGCGTCCCTACAAGGCTGGTGGCGGTCCTCCGATCACCGATCAGTTTGGGAAGCCGTTCTAGTCCTAGAACAGTCAAACAACAGCTTGGATGGTGAACGGTTGAGTGTAGACAAGCCCCCATTTCCAGGAGGCTTGATCTGAAATCAGCTTGGCATGGAGCCACGGCGTCGTCCAGACTCATCCCCGCGACTCAAACGAGGCCCGGTCAACCTGTAACCTCTCGTCGCGCTGCCCGCATATTGGCGGTTTCCCCTCTGCCGGGATGATGACTCGGGGGATTCGTGTGGGTGGTTGTTCCAAGGCCACACGCCGGGATGGACTTACCCCGGAATCGGAATTGTGTTCTATGGAAGGGATACTAAGACGGGGTATGCCGCTCAAATTGCCCTACGCATTGCCCGCTGTGAGAGTGGTCGGGGTGCGTTCCAATACCAAGTTTAGGCAGTCAGAGAGATGACGCAACAAAAAAAGGTCCCCCGCTCTCACCCGGGGGACCCGATAGTTGCGGCGCTTAGCACGGCGACCATCTCAAGAAGAAGTATACCTCCCTGGGCAATGCTGGCAAGAGGTAAATTTTAATCTGTGTATAAAAAGTATACATGTGTAAAAAGTAGCCGTTCTGGCTAAAAAGTTTACATCCTGCTATGATTGCCCCCGGGAGCGTGATCGTGGCATATCCGGGAGGCCAGGGATTAGGGTCAATGGCTGCGGCCAGGATGCCGAGTGCCCCACAGGGCTCTCCGATGATGTCCCTTCAGCCCCCGATGTCAGGCCCGAACAGCGTTCCGCCTGACGATAAGCCAATCGGTGAAGTTGCTCACGAAGACTTGAACGACATGAGCGAAGAAAGCAAGCTCATCGGCCAGTTTGAGAACGAGATTCAGCTTTCCGATGATGCCCGCAGGGACAAAGAGTGGGCGTGGTGCAAAATCGAGAAGTATCTGCGCGGCAAGGACGTGAATGAGCCCCGCGAAGGCTACGAGGAATCCACCTTCTTCTACCGCCGCCTTCCTCGCATTGTCCAGATCGGCCGTGCCAAGCTCTACAAGCAGGTCTGCCCCCTCCAAGGACGGCCGTGGGAGATCAAACCGAGTCCCAGGCGCAGAACAGCCATGGATCCGAAGGAAGAAGAACGGCGTGTGTCTCGCCTTCGGGAAGAATTCGAGGACATCCACGAAGCCATGGAGTTGGAAAACTGCATGGACGAGATGTGTACGCAGTTGTCCTCTCTGGGATCTTCAGTCGTTGTCGGCCCGACCCAACTTCGCCAGCCGGCGCTTCGCTGGAATGACGGGGACGAGGAAATCGACAAGGAAGACATACGAAAGCCCATGTGGGAGTTCATCGATCCGAAGCGTGTCTACCCGGACCCCAATACGCGCTTCCAGCAGGGTTTGGAATACGTCCACATTCACCACGTCATGTCTGCCCACCAGATTCGCAGTCTCCAAGACGACCCGACCTTCATCAATACCGAGTTGGCCGACCTGATTATCGACATGCCGGACGGGAACTGGGCTGGGAACCTCCGGCGCTGGGAAATCTTCCCCTTCCCAACGAATGTCAGCAACGCGATGTTGAACCGCTACATTGTGTGGCGGAGGATCGGCGTTCTGAATTCGCAGGCGATGGAAGACCTGGGTGAAGACATCCAGGCGCAGATCAAGGAACTGGACATCACCAACGACGAAGGTGTGGTCGTCGGGCATCGGGACTACAAGGGACTCGACAAGGCCCAGAAGGTGGCTCTGGTCGATGGCATCTGGGAAATCTGGTGGTGCGGGAAGCACATCCTGAAAGTTTCCAAGCGCAAGTTCCAGCCCAAGCGGATGTACGTTCATTTTATCCCGTTCCGGGTGGACCCGGGCAGCATCTTCGGCGTCGGGGCCGGTGAATCCGGCCTTGAAGTGTGCGAGATGTTGATCAACATCTGCCGTTCGATTGACGATGCTCTGGCTGACACGTCTGGGTTCCAGGCGATGATTGATGCTGGAGCCATCGAGAACAAGGATCTGACCATCCGTGGCCGCAAGACATGGCTCTGGCGGGACAAGGGTGTAAACAAAAAGGTTGGGGCCACTGGTAAGCCCATCGAGTTGTTTACCGTCCCCTCCAATCTGGACAAACTCCTGGAGTGTGCCAAGTATTTCGAGTCTCTGATCCCGGTGGTGACCGGGTTCACAGAGAACGCAGACGGGAAGGCTCTTGGTTCCGGAGTTCGCACAGACGACATGCTGGAACGCATCTGGGAGTCCCTGGAAGAATTCATCAAGGACGTGGTGGGCAACGTGGACCGCTATTGGTGGAAGCCCCACCTCCGGGACTGCTACCACTGGATCAAAACCTACTACGAGAACAGAGCCGAGTTCATGGTCGAAGCTGATCTTCAGGTCCAGGGCGTCAAGGGCGCTTTGCGGCGTGAGATCGTTGGGCGCAAGGCCAAAGAACTGTTCAAGGAACTGCACCAGTACGGTCTGCCGAAGTGGCTTGATGAGATCGAGTTCCTGAAGGCCATCTCTGAGGGGATGGGCCTAGACCAGGAGTTGGCTGTCAAGACAGTGGACCAGTATGTGGAGGCTATGCAGCTTGAACTTCAGCAGAAGATGCTGAACGATGCTCCGGCCAATGCTCAGAAGGACAAGGAACGGGCACATGCTTCGGCTCTGGATACCATGGCCGAGATTTTCAAGGCGGGCATGGCACAAGGGAAGGATGGCCTTCCACCTCCCATTGTTATCCCGGCGGCCGAGCAGATGTTCAAACTCACCGGGAAGATGGACGAGAAGACCATCGCCGCGTTTGCTGTCTGGTCCACCATGTTGTCCCAGCAATACCTCGCAGCGGCGTCCGCCACGGCCGATCAGGCCAAGGTTCTGGGCGCTCCGGTTCCCATCGACAGCCCGAACGAGTTAACCCCGGCAGAGAAACAGGCTAGGGGCCTTACTCCACAGTCTCAACAGGGTGGCCAGCAGGCTCCACAGGGTGCCACCCAGTCTCAACCCACCCAACCACCCCAGGGGATGTAAATGACCGACCAGAGGGACATCTTCAACGCACGAATCAAATCGCTCATACCCGAGATGGCTGAGATGACCGAGGACGTGTCTGAGAAGTCTGACCTTCTGACCGAGGATTTCGTTTCCCAATACGGGGTGACGCCAGATCAGGCTTCCAGCCTGTTCCGGGATGGCAGCACCTTCAAGACGATGATCGAACACATGTATCAGGATGCCGTGGACGTTCTGCGGGACTGCGACCTTGCCACTGAGGGCCCAAGGGTCCAGGGCCAGGTCCAGTTGCTCAACCTGTTCCTCAACATCCCCAACCAGATCGAACAAATCAACGTTGCCCCAACGCTGGGTCGTCAGCATTTCGCTGATCCCCAGGGGCCAGGAGCTAACTAATGCCACAGGTCATCAACCCTCACAAGAAGGACTACAAGGTTCCCAAGATGTCCCCGAACGATCAGGCGGCCTTGGACAAACTCCAGGAACGTCTTGGCATTACGGTGGACCCGAAGACTGGCGAACTGAGTTCCGGTTCCGGGTTCCAGGTCAGCGTGGACGCCGAAGGCAAGGCCACGGTGTTCAAGGACGAAGCCATCGAAGGAAGTAATTACGAAGGAGACGCGGACCCCCTGGGCGGTGAAGAAACCGGCTTCGGGTCCACCCTCCTCCAGACCGATCATGAAGTTGTCGTCAGCCCCTACGAGCAGGACAAGGTCCAGCCCGACGAGGAAGCCCTTCCCCCGGAAGGACCCGAGGCAGGGCCCGAGCCGGAGCCAGAACCCCAGCCTAAGCCCAAGGGCCTCGATAAGCGGGAAGCCGACGCCCGCAAGGCACAGTCGGAGATGATGAAGACGAAGACCAGCCTGGATCGAACCAAGCTGGAGGTGGAATCCAAGATCGCGGAGTTCCAGGATCTTATCCAACAGGCGGAAGTGCTCAAGGCTACCGGGTCGGCATTCGTCCCCCCGGACCTGAACCCTGCCGATGAGGCTACGATCCGAACCTACCGTGAGGACTTCCCCGAAGCCGTCTCCGTCATGGAAGCCCTGGTCGCTCCGGTCTATGCTGCACTCAGCCAGATCCGAGAACAGACCAACGCAACCGCACAGCGCGTGGGCGAGCATTTCGCCAAGCAACGCAGCGAAGCGGTGCAGGCCGAGATCTACAAAGTGGTGCCGGCCGCCAAACTGGAGCAGATCAAGGCCAGCCCCGAATTTTTGGACTGGATCACCGCTCTGCCCAAGAAGAAGCAGAACTACATTTTCGCTGCCATGGATGGTCCGGCCAGCACCCTCGATCCGAACGATGTGCTCGAAGTGCTGCACGACTTTTCCAGGGCCACTGGGACGGACATCGGGATCAATGCCCCCGTCGCACAGCCCCAGAAGCGAGAACGCCGTCCTGAAATGGACACGACGCCAAATCTGCGCACCGGGTCCGCCCTCCCGGAAGTCCCTCGGGCTCCCAGGAACAACCAACCGACTCCGTTCACTCCAGAAGAAATGGCCCAGCCAGGGTTCATGAGAGAAGGACTCTCTGAAGGGTCTTTGGAGCAGAGGAACCTCTTCCGCCAACGACTTGAACTGACCCAAAGCCTCAACTTCAATGGGCGCACTGCGTCCACGTTGATGCGGGCCTAGTTCCTTTGAACAAAGGAATTCATCATGGCTATTACCCGTGTCGTCCCTACCGCTAATACCGGTATCCCCGCTGCCTCCCAGGCTCTCCTCATTGAGGAGATCGTCGAAGGTCTGACCATGGATGTGATGCGCCGGGAATCCTATCTCGGCAAGATCGCCAACACCGAAGCGCTCAAGAAGCTGGAACAGTTCGGTGACCAGATCACCTTCCGCGTCCTGAATCCTCCTCCGATCCAGCCGTACTACGCCAATATGGACCTGGTGCCAACCGTCACGACTGGCACGAACTTCACGGTCCAGGTCAACAACGCCTTCTACGCCTATCCCACCCTGGACATCGTGGACATCAAGGAGATCAACCTCCCGCTCATGTCCCAGATCGCCAGGATGATGGCCGACGCGATGGCCGAGAACGAATACCTGGTGGTCGTCGCCGGGCTCATCACCACGGTCTATGGCGCTCCTACCATGGTCTACGAAGGCCAGATCCCGGGCACCGTCGCCTACAACCCGGCCGTGCCGACCTACGTGTCCAGCACCGACCGGACTGATCCCGACTACATCATCAACCAGTTCCTTGCCGCCCGGAAGGCCTACAACCAGATGGGTATTCCCCGCAAGGGCCGGTATGCGATGGTCAACAGTGACGTTGAGCAGATCCTGCTCCAGTCCGACCAGTTCACTTACCAGATCAACGGCGAGCGCAATGCCAAGGCGATTGAAGACGGCGACTTCTCCATGCGCGTGGCCGGGTTCGACATCATCGTGACCGATGCCATCCCCACTGCGACCTACGGCGGCGTCTCCAACATCTGCCAGGGTGTCCTGGGCCACGTGAACGGGCTCGGGTTCGTTCGCCAGATCATGGAAACGGACATCAACTTCAAGATGCAGACCAAGGCCGGCCGCGCTTGCCGGACCTTCGATGTGTTCGGCTACGGGCTGTCCGATAGCCGCTACATGGGCGCCTTCCCCCTGAAGGTCGCCTAGACTCTCCTGCGGTCGCCAGGGGGAGGATGGTTCCTTCTCCTGGTCCCGCCCTTTTAAGAGGTTTCACATGGCACTCAAAGACGGAATGGAAGACCACCGGGAGGAAGCGCGAAAGGCCGTTGCCATTCGATACGATGCCTTCCCCTCTGGCAAGCGTCCCGCTGACCAGATCAGGTCGAGCGGCGTGTCCGAGGAATTCTGGGTGTGGCAGGTTCATGCCGCGATGACCCAGAAGTCTCTCCAGGGCCATTGCCGGCTGATCATGGCCGACAGTGAAGAAGGCAAGGCGATCATCAACGGGACCGACCTGTCCAACATCACCAACGAATTTCTGCTCGGTCTGGACCCTCCCGATGACGATACCAAGCTGCGGGAGATGGCCAAGCGGTTCAAGGTGGACGTGAAACCTGGGACCAAGAAGAAGGTCACGGTTCTGCGCATCCTGACCGAGATCGAAAAGGGCGTGAAGCCCAGTGAACCAGTGGCCGTCTAGCGGGGCAACACCATGACCCAGTATGCCTACATCCGTGACCGAATCGAGCCATTCCGCGACGACCTGAAACCTCGCGTGGCCCAGCTTTCGTATCAGGTCGCGTGTAGGCAAGTGGCTCTGGAAACCCTCGCTCTACGCGAATTTGTCGAGTTCACGATCCCGGCCGGCACGATCTGTCAGCCGATCTACGACCCTACTTACGAGAGAGAGGCGATCTACATTTTTAGGGCGAAACTCAGTGGCCATCGGCGGGACCTACCGCTCTACAACCAAGAGGCGCTGGAGGATCTTTACCACAATCTGTCCCCATTCGAGGGGACGATTGCAGCCTACACCACTGACCAGGGCCAGTTCTGGCCCAATCGCCCGCCCGCAGCCGACACCCAGGTCATCGCAGATGTTGCCTACAAACCAATCGGCGACTTTGATGAAGTCGGATTCGGGCCTGAGTTCGAGGACGCTATTGTCCATGGCGCCCTCGCCCATTTCCTCGCGCTGCCTGGCTCCGGACAAGACAAGTCCGAGGCCAGGCGGCTAGAGACGCAGTTCATTACCGAGTGCAGCTCGCTCCGTGGTGCTAATCTGGTCGGAGATGCTGGCTACAAGCGGGCGTCGGTCGCCCCCAAGCGGCACCATTTCGGTCAGGGGTTCCACTCCAACATTCTGAGGTATTAAATGGCAAAGGGCCGGTCCATCCTGGTGGTTTCCCACTTCGGCGGGGTCGGCGAGTTGTGCAAACGGTTCCTTGGAGAAGGGAACCGTGTCCGCTACTGCATCAAGGATAAGCCCAGCCAGGACATCAACGATGGCCTGATCCAGAAGGTGAAGCGCTGGGAGCCTTACGTTGCGGAGTCGGACCTGATCGTTTTCGATGACACAAATTTCGGCAAGGTGGCCGATGAACTGCGGGCCCAGGGCAAGGCGGTCGTCGGGCCTTGTCCCTACTCCGACAAACTTGAGATGGACCGTGGCTTCGGGTCGGAGGAGATGGAAAAGGCCGGGATGACGGTGATCCCGGACTGGAACTTCACCTCGTTCGATGAGGCCATAGCCTTCGTGAAGCAGAACCCGGGGCGCTACGTGGCAAAGCCCAGTGGCAAGGCCCAGGATGAGAAGGCCCTGACCTACGTAGGGAAGCAGGAAGACGGCTCAGACGTGCTCGCCATCCTGGAGAACTACAAGAAGAAGTGGGGCCACAAGATCCACGAAATTCAACTCCAGCAGTTCGTGAAGGGGGTTGAGATTGCCTGTGGTGGCTTTTTCAATGGCAAGGAGTTCATCCAGCCTATCTTTATCAACACGGAATACAAGAAGTTTATGAATGATGATCTGGGCCCAAATTGCGGGGAGAGCGGGACCACCGCCTATTGGCAGCGTGGTGGGCGTCTCTACCATGAAACGCTAGAGAAGATGGCTGCTCCGTTGCGGGCGGCCGGCTACAGCGGGTATTTTGACATCAACCTGATATGCACCAAGGAGGCGGCCTATCCTCTGGAATTTACCTGTTTTGACGCCGAAACGGAGATACTCACGGACCGTGGTTGGCTATCATATCAAGATGTCAAGGCAGGAGACAAAGCCTTTTCAATCAACCCAAAGAACCGCCGGATGGAATGGAAATTCATAACACATAAGGCTATCCGGGATTATGATGGGGATATGGTCCAGTTTGGACATCCCGACCGTGTGCATACGGGTCTTTCTGCTGTCGTCACTCCTGAACACAAGATGCTAGTTACTGGGCGCAATGGGGAATCCCGGTTGGTCAGGGCAGATTCTATACCACATGGGAACAAAATCATTCGCTATGGGGTTTGGGATTCGGGTGAAGATGTGGAATGGGTAGAAATACCTGAATACATTGAATCCCACCATACTGGACGTCACCATGGTATGGCTAAGGTTGTCCACCCAGCCTACAAAGTCCCAGCAGAAGCGTTCATGGGATTCCTGGGGCTACTCCTGTCTGAAGGATCTAGCCGCCATTATGGGGTTCAAATTGCCCAGTCTGCGAACAGCCGGCATCGACCTGAAATTGAAAAAATTCTTAACGATACAGGTATGCCATACAGAGTGCAGGAAAGCGGAGATTACCAGATCGATTCTGTCCAGGTAACAAACATGCTCCTTGAATATGGTATTTTAGGGGATAAGTGCTACAACAAAAAAATACCATATCGTTTCAAAAATATGTCGCCACGGCTTCTTGAAAAACTTCTGCGCGGGTATCTAATAGGAGATGGTAACACCCACATCAGGACAGGCCAGCCAGTGATTTTCACCACATCGGATTCTCTTGCTGGGGATCTTCAAGAAATACTTTTGAAGTGTGGCACCGTCGCCAACATCCACGTACAGAAGACTACTGGGACAGAAATGGCTGTTTCGGGCAAGGTCTACACGAGGAAACACGACATGCACTACTTGGCCTACCGGAAAATCAATCGAGATACTTACGTTGATGGCCGAATGCAGGCGGTTGTCCCTTATAAGGGGGAAGTATGGGATGTGGAGGTTGAAGATTGGCATACTCTCTTGGTCCGTCGCCATGGCAAGGCTTACTTCAGCGGTAACTGCCGCTTCGGTTTCCCCACTGTTTGGCTTCAGATGGAAGGGATCAAGTCCAACCTGGGCGATTTCTTCGATGCGCTTGGGAACGGCAACAAGTTCAATCTTCAAGTGGAGTCCGGGTTCCAGATGTGCGTGGTCTGCACCGTGGCCCCCTACCCCTTTGAGGACCCCGAAGGTTTCAAGAAATATGCCGAGGGGCGCAAACTGGAATTCAAGGATCCGACCCTCAGTGGCATCTACCTCTCGGATGTGAAACTTGTCGGCAACGAATGGGTGTTGGCTGGTAACAGCGGATACGCAGCGATCTGCGTCGGGCTCGGGCAGACCATGGAGGAAGCGAAGGAGAACGTCTACGAACGGGTCAAGTCCGTGAGTATCCCGGACATGGCATACCGAACTGACATCGGTTTCAAGTGGAACAACGACCGCGACAAGCTTCAGGCTTGGGGATGGATTTAGATGGACCTAGCCGACCTGACCGCAGATGTTCGGAACCTGATCGGCTACGGAGCCTATGATCGCCTGTTCTCCCAGGAGATGACGACAGACGCGATCAACTTTGCCTGCGATGAAGTCGCGGAGCTTATGGGCATCACCCGGGTTGACGTGATGCTGCCGGTTTCTAGCAACACGGCGATCATGCCGGCTGATGTCAGCCGAGTAGTGGGGGTTCAGATTGGGACCGTCGCTACCTCGCCGGCCGGGTCCTTCACTGCCGTCTGGAATGTCCCTTCGCAGGAGGGGTTCTTGACGCTGCCCTTGGAATGGGAAGTGGATGTCCTCCCCCTTGGAGGACCGACCCCCGTAACATTCGCTTGGAACATGGTCGGGTCAGAAGGCGGGTCCGCGTCCTTCGCTTCCGGTAACGCAGGCGAGGTGGTCATCAGTTCGGTCAGTTTGAGCGAAGGCGAATATCTCAATGTGACGTGCGTAGTTACAGTCCCCGGGCAGTCGGCGCAATCCCTGTCGCAATCCGTCCAATACGTGGAGGCATAGATGGGCAAGGTGCTGTGGGAAAGCGAGATCATGACTGAGGACCAGAAGAACCCGAACTGGCGGTCCAGGACAGGTGAGCCTACCGTGTGGATCCAGTCGGACGGTCAGACGATCCTCCTAAACGGGCAGCCTTCTACGGGGTATGTGCTGGTTGGCTACATCCAGGAACCCACCGCAATGGTGAACCTGACCGATACCCCGGATGCCAGGATCAAAACCTACTTGCACCAGTATCTCAAGTTCGCTGCGGCATCTTGGCTCCTGAAACAGTCTGGGCAGGGCCAGAATCTCAAGAAGTCGAGCGAGTATTACGCTGCCTTCGTGGCGGGTCTGGGGATGGGGCCGCTGGGCCAAGCTAGTAAGACGGTCAGGGGGTAGAGATGAACTTGGCGCAGATTCAACAGAAGACGCTGGAACTGCTCGGAGACGCAGCAGAAGGGTCTTCTACGTTTGTGCCGAATGGGGACTACACGAACTTGAACGCGGCAATTCAGTGGGCCCAGGAACAGGCTGCCACCGAATTAGGATTGACGTTCTTTTTTGAGTCATCGCTTCCTGTCGTGGCGCAAGCCCCCCCGGTTGGGATGCCTACTACCCCAGGGGCATACGGTGGGGTAGCCATACCGTCTGACTGCATTGAATTGGTTAGAGTAGCGATTGGTGTGGCTCCATCTTCTGGGACGTTGGTTGCGCCGCAATTTTTATTTACTGGTATTAGCATGGAAGCCTATCTATCCATCTATACCTCTACTGACGAAGGGACGTGGACCAGCCCAGACGATAGCGTCATCATCGATTCCGGGCAGGGGACGACTAGGGTATGGGTTGAACCTCAAACTGGATATACCGGTGGTGCGACAGCAACGCTTGAATTGTCCGTGACGGGTGGGAAGTATTCTGGACAAAACTTTACTCAGGAATTTTCTTGTTGGGATCCAAATGTAGACTTTGAAATGACATCTTCGTCTTTCAATCCAAATCCTAATGAAGAATTTACAGTTAGTGGTCAAAACCTTGGTTTCCCAGGGGGAACGCTCAATGGTTCACAGCCTGGGTTAATGAACTGGAGTTCTTCGTCAAACTGCACCCTGGTTAGCGGACAAAATACAGATGTGGTGACTTTCTCTGTGAATAGCGATGCCAATCCTGGAGACCAGATCACGATCTATCTAGAATACATTTACGTGGTGGTCAACACCTACACGTTCTCGGCACCCAATCTTTCTATCCCTGTTGGCAGCAGTAATTAGGCGCGAGGTGAATCATGGCAGCGACAACTCTATATGGAAATACTTGGTTGGGGGATTCGGAACCTACGACCGGTGTATTGGCCTGCCAACAGTGGATCCAGCCTACCTCTGGTGAGATGTATTATCGAGACACGACCAATACCGTTTGGACGGCGTTCGGGAACGTGAACAACAACATGGGTGGTGCCGTCATGGTGTCCGGGGACACGATGACTGGGCCCCTATTGGATGCCCCAAACCTCCCGCCCCTGGACAGCCCGAATTTCCTGGGAACGATTGACCAGGATGGATTCCCCGTAGCGCTCCAGATAGACCTGTCGAACCTCCAAAAGGACCTCTACGACCAGATCAGTACTCAGGTAAGGCAGCAGTTCCTGAGCCAATTCCAGCAGAGCACCACGGCTTCGGATATCGCCTTCCTGTGCAGCACGTTCCAGGCGCAGTACTCAGACATCACGTCGAACACTGGGACATCTTTCTTCACCATCCCCTACGCGACCTTTAAATCGGACGGTGCCGTGGCAACCCCTGACCAGGAACTTGGTTATGGGTGGGCGGCTAACGGGTGGTCTGGGACCGGGACATCAAACGGTTGGACGCGTATTGAGGAGTCGTCTCCTGGGTCCAGGTCCCTTGTCTGGAACCAGACCGATTGGGGCAGCGTTGGAGCCCTCGTCATCCGCTACTGGTCTCTTGCTGTGAGGTAGGCTATGCCGAAATCATTCAAGGTCAGTGTTGCGGGCGGCATCAGCGCGGTCGTGGACACTGCTTTCTCTGATGGCAAGCACGTAGCCTACATGGAGAATCTGGACGTTCGTGGGGGCAAGGCAGTCCCCTACCAGATGCCGCTTCTCAATCCGAACATTACGGTCCCCGCCGATTCGGTCCAGGTGTTCTCCTACCGGCAGCGTCTTCTTTTCAGCGCAGCTCGGCGGTCCTATGCGGCCGAGTATGAGGACAATCGGGAGCGGATCTACTGGACTGAATATGGCGGGAACCCGATGAAAATGATCGACGGGACAATCGTCCCGCTCGGGACGGTCCGCCCCGATGTCCCGCCCGGGGTTTACGCTGGGACCGATGTATCTCCTCAGAACATCATGGCCACCGTATCAACTGGTGGTTCCCTGGCCAAGGGGACGGAAGTGACATTCCGATTGGCCTACCAAACGGCTTTCGGAGTG